TATTGATGAAAATAAAAAAAAGATTGACGTCTTAAAGTCTACAATCAACCGACAAAAGCTAGAAAGAGAATCGGCAAAGAGGGATCTTAATAAGATTAAAAGTATTGCTGATGGTAGAAGTAAAAAGGTTAAAGATGCCAAGAAGAAAGTAATAGAAGTTGATAAAAAAATCAATGATTTAGAACAACAACTAAAAGATGCAGGCATAAACATCTAAAAGAAGGGTTATATGAAAAAATTTTTAATACTACTATTATGGTTAGTAGGTAGCTATTGTTATTCACAAAATGTGGATTCATTGAAAACTGAGCTGTTAAAAGTATATAAAATAAAGATAGTAAAGCAAGATTCCGTAATAGGTACCCTAGATGATCAGGTAGCTAGTTTAAATAGTGTGATTTTAAAACAAGACATGATATTATTATCTGATAGTGTAACCTTTAAGCTTTACGAGGGCCAGATTGATCTTTATGAAAGAAATATTAAACTTTATGATGAACACCTTAAAAAGACAAAACCTAAATTTTGGGAAAGTAGACCATTTAATTTTATAATGGGTGCGACCACAATATTATTAGGTTCATGGGTTACTAAGAACGTAATTAATTAAAAAGCTTATATATTTATATATACAATGACTAAAAGGACAATCAAAGACATTATTGCAGAAGAGTACAAAAGGTGCATTCAAGATCCCGTACACTTTATGCGAAAATACTGTCAAATTCAACACCCAATAAAGGGCAGAATTCCCTTCAATCTGTATCCATTTCAGCAAAAAACGCTTACTAGCTTATTAGATAATAGATACAATATAATTCTTAAATCCCGCCAATTAGGTATATCAACTCTTACGGCCGGCCACTCTTTGTGGTTAATGTTATTTCATAAAGATAAAAATGTTCTTGTTATTGCAACAACCCAAGATGTAGCAAAAAATCTTGTTACAAAGGTAAGAGAAATGCACGATAATTTACCAAGTTGGTTAAAAGGTAAGGCACTTGAAGATAATAAACTATCTTTAAGATTTGGAAATGGTTCTCAAATAAAGGCTGTTTCTTCTATGGCTCATGCAGGTAGATCAGAGGCACTATCATTATTAATTATTGATGAAGCTGCATTTGTTGATAGAATAGATGATATTTGGGCTTCTTCTCAGCAAACTCTTGCTACAGGAGGTGGAGCAATTATACTTTCTACTCCTAATGGTATAGGGAATTTCTTTCATAAAACTTGGATAAGGGCAGAAGAGGGTGCTGATGGATGGAATCCAATAAAGCTTCATTGGTCGATGCACCCTGATAGAGATAAAAGTTGGCGAGACCAACAAGATGAATTACTGGGCACAAAGATGGCAGCACAAGAATGCGATTGTGACTTTATATCTTCTGGTAGGGGTGTTGTTGATGGAGAATTGCTTCAATGGTATGAGCAAACATATGTTCAAGACCCAGTTGAAAAAAGAGGAGTGGATGCAAATTTATGGGTATGGGAACATCCAGACTACTCAAGAAATTATATAGTAGTTGCTGATGTAGCTAGGGGTGACGGTTCAGATAACTCTGCGTTTCATGTGATGGATGTTGAATCTGCTACTCAAGTGGCTGAATATAGGGGGAAGATAGGGACAAAAGAGTTTGGTAATATGCTTGTCAATGTTGCAACAGAATATAATGATGCTTTGTTAGTAATTGAAAATGCAAATATAGGTTGGGCAGCAATTCAACCAGCTATCGATCGTTCATATCCCAATCTATATTATACATACAAACACGACGGAGTAGCAGATCCGAATGTACATATTAATAAGGGATATGACCTAAAAGATAAGTCTCAAATGGTTGCAGGGTTTTCAACTACTTCAAGAACTAGACCTCTTATTATATCAAAGCTTGATATTTATTTTAGAGACAAATCGTGTATCATAAAGTCAAAAAGGCTTTTAGATGAGCTATTTGTTTTTGTATGGAATGGAAGTCATCCAGAGGCTCAAAGGGGATATAATGATGACCTTGTTTTGTCTTGGTCAATAGGCCTTTTTGTAAGAGATACTGCATTAAAGTTGAGACAACAAGGGATTGAATTAAGTAAAAGGGCAATTGATATGATGGGTAATAGCTATCAAAGAGCCACTGTGACAAAAGGCTTTGGAGATAAAGGCTCTGATGCTTGGAAAATGAAAGTAAAAGAAGAGAATCATGATATATCTTGGTTGCTCTAAATGTTATAAAGGGAAAAGGTAAAAATGGCTGATAAATCGTTTTTTGGAAGATTAAAAAGATTAATGTCTACGAATGCAATTGTAGCAAGAATAGGCGACAATAAATTAAAAGTAATGGATTATAATAGGTTTCAATCTCATGGATTAGAAACTAATAGGCTTGTAGATAGATATACTAAGCTTTATGGTTCAAGTGGTTATTATAAGCAAGGGCTAATGAGTCCATATCAGCAGTCAACTGACTATCAAGCAATGCGCTTGGAGCTATATTATGACTATGAAACAATGGATACAGATTCTATTATAGCATCTGCTTTAGATATATATGCTGATGAATGTACATTAAAGGATGAATTTGGAGACGTCTTAACAATTAATAGTTCTAAAGACGAAATAAAAAAAATCCTTCACAACTTATTTTATGATGTTTTAAATATTGAATTTAATTTATGGCCCTGGATTAGAAATATGTGTAAATATGGCGACATGTATTTGAAGCTAGATATTACAGAGGGTGTGGGAATAACAAATGCAGTCCCTCTTTCTCCATATGAAATGTTAAGGTCAGAAGGTTTCGACCCCGAAAATCCAGAAAGAGTAACATTTATGCAAGATTCTAGTTTGGGTGGAAGCAATATAATTAGTCCATCCCAACAAAAAGTAGAATACGAAAATTATGAAATAGCTCATTTTAGATTATTATCAGATACTAACTTTATTCCTTATGGAAAATCTATGTTAGAATCTGCAAGAAAGACCTGGAAGCAACTTACGTTGATGGAAGATGCTATGTTGATACATAGAATCATGCGTGCTCCAGAAAGAAGAATATTTAAAATAGATATAGGAAATATTCCACCAGCAGAAGTAGACACATATATGGAAAGAGTAATGGCTAAAATGAAAAAGGCTCCATATATGAAAGACGATGGCCAATATGACCTTAAATATAATTTAGAAAACATGCTTGAAGACTATTATCTTCCAGTTAGAGGTGGCCAAAGTGGCACTGAAATAGACACCTTGAGTGGAATGGACTTTACAGGTATCGATGATATTGAATATTTACGAAATAGAATGTTAGCAGCTTTAAAGATCCCAAAAGCCTTTATTGGGTATGAAGAGGGCATTGAAGGGAAAGCAACCCTTGCTGCAGAAGACATAAGATTTGCAAGAACAATAGAAAGAATACAAAGAATAGTACTTTCAGAAATTATTAAATTAGGTATCGTTCATCTATACTCACAAGGATATAAAGATGAAGACCTAGTAGACTTTAGTTTAAATCTTACGAACCCTTCAGTAATTTATGAACAAGAGAAAATCAATCTTTGGAGCGAAAAGGTGAATGTTGCCTCTTCGATGAAAGATTTGAGTATGCTATCTGAAGACTGGATTTATAAAAACGTATTTAATTTTAGCCCACAAGAAATTGACATTGAAAGAGATGAAGTATTAGACGATGTGAAGCAAAAATACAGACTTGGCCAAATTGAATCAGACGGAATAGACCCTGCTAAAACTGCTGCAAAAGCGGGAAATGAAGAGGGTGATGATTTTGAATTTGAAGAAGATAAAGATGTTGGTGGTCGACCCAAAGAGGGAAATAGAAAATACGGAACGGATAAGAATCCTTTCGGCAGAGACCCTATAGGCTCAAAAGCAAATGGGGCTTCTTATTCTCCTGGGAGTGCACTTTCTCAAAAGTTTAAAGGGAATAGTCCTCTAGCTAAAGAAAATAGAGAACTTGTTAAAGCACTAGCAAAAGGCATGAATAAAAAATCTCCACAAATATTAATTAAAGAAGATTTCGATAGAAAAAAGAAAAAGAAAGCTTCAGACAAGGGCACTATACTTGATGAGGAGAATATAATAAATAATATATAATGTAAATTTACTAGAAAATTTAATATTTATTTTATATATTTATGTGAAATAGTGACGAATCAATGGGAACCACGAATGGGTAAAAAGATAAAACATTCTAAGTATAAAAATACAGGTATCTTATTTGAGATATTGGTTAGACAATTGGCAGCAGATGTTATGTCTAATGATGATAATATATCTCAAAAGATAATAAAAGAACATTTTAGCACAAAAAGTGAACTACTTAAAGAGCTAGACCTTTACAATAATTTAAGTAAAGAAAAGTTTAATAGTGATGTTAAAGCAGATCATTTTATTGAAGCAGTTTTATCTGTAAGGAAAAAGCTTAATAATAAAGCACTTAGAAGAGAAAAGTATAATCTTATTAAAACAATTAAAGAAAGTTATAATGTTGAAACATTTTTTAAGACTAAGGTTTCAAACTACAAAGTTTTAGCTTCAATATATAAACTTTTTGAAGATACGAAAGTTGGAATAACTTCACCCTTTGACTCAGTTAAAGCCAGATATACATTAGTTGAACATATTACAAATAAGGGTGTCAAACCTACGAGCACATCTAGTTTAATAAAAGAATATCATACTCAAGATAAAGACGTTAGACTACTTACTTATAAGATTTTAGTTGAAAAATTTAATGATAAATATAAAGACTTAAATAGCAATCAAAAGAATGTTATTAGTGAATATATTAATCATATATCTAATTCACCAAAACTAACAGAATTTATTAAAAAAGAGTCTATAGTAGTTAAAGATTCTATAAAGCATCATATCAAGAAAGTTAATGATAAAGTTATAAAAATAAAGCTTAAAGAGGTCAGAAATCTTTTAGATAAAATAGAAAATAAAAAGGCTTTAGTAAATGATAGCGATGTACTAACAATTATGCGCTACTATGAATTAGTTGGAGAGTTAAATGAAGTCCATAAGTGATATAAATAAGCTTATAGAAGATGTTGATGAGGAAAAAGAAGTTGAAGAGGCAAGCGTCACTGGAGACATTGCTGGATATCAAACTCCTAACGCGTTTGTTGGTGGCACAGAAAAAGACAAAGAAGAATGGGAAAAAGATGCAGTAAAAGATACTGGCTATAAAGTAGTAGGAGAAAACGTGAGTACATTTAAAAAAATAATGCTAGGAGAAGTCTCTTATAAAACATATAAACAAGATCCATCTCTATCTTCAAGGCAAAAGGTAAATACTTCAATAAAAGAAATAAATAAAAAACTTTATGAGATTGAAAGGATAGTAAATCAAGCAGTAAAGTTAAAAACTGAAGACGGTGTTGATGTAGGTCAATATTGGAAATCAACAAACCATAGACTAAGAAAGATTAGTGAAAGGTTAATAAAAATCTCTAATAGAGCAAGGAAATTTGGTGAGTGATAATATCACAAATAGAAAAAAGATCAATGAAGAGCTATCTGACAAAGACATCACGAAAATTAGGAGACTAATTAGAAATGAAATTGCAGAAATGTATTTCCAGCTTTATAGGAAAAGAGCAATATGGAGTAAAAAATAATGAATAAAGAATTATTAGTAGATTATATTAAGTTCGAGGTAACTCCAGAGCAAATTAGTGAGTCAATAAAAGAAAATAATGGCAGACTCATAGTAAGTGGAGTACTTCAAAGAGCTAATGCTAAAAATCATAACGGTAGAGTTTATCCAAAACAAGTTTTAATGAGAGAAGCAGAAAAATATGCTGGCACTCAAATAAAAGAAAGAAGGGCCTTAGGAGAACTAGACCACCCAGAATCTTCTGTTGTGAATCTTAATAATGTATCCCACAATATTGCTGAAGTTTTTTGGCGAGGAGATGACCTTTGTGGAAGAGTTGAAGTTTTAGATACTCCATCTGGAAAAATATTAAAAGAATTATTTCAAGCGGGAATCAAATTAGGAATTTCTTCCAGAGGCTTAGGTAGTGTAAAAGAGATGAATGAAGAAGGTCCAGAACAAACAGTCGAAGTACAACCTGATTTTGAATTAATATGTTGGGACTTTGTTTCTAATCCTTCAACACAAGGAGCGTTTATGAATCCAGTTAATGAATCTGTTGGTTCAAAAACTGAGGTTTCAAAATATTCAAATGTCAATAGAATTATTACAGACATCTTAAGAGGAAAATAAAAATGAGCAAAAAATTTATTATAAAAAAATGGCAAAAAAAATACCTTAATGAAGGTGCAACAACAAAGGACGCATTGACTTTAGCTAAATTAGTTCAAAAAGTTTATAGTAATAAAAGGTACTATAAGACTAAGGTATCTAAAAAAGGTGATGACATAAATGTTAATATAATATTTAGAAATGAAGATGGTGACAAAAGTCAAGTAGTATTTTCATTTCAACCTGCAGGTTATAGTGGAGCTGGAGAGGTAATACTTAGTGATTCTGAAGGTGCATCTATAGAAGATTATTTAGATACCTCTAGTGATGTGACATTCGATATATTTAAAAAACAAGGCCCACATGCTATGGACTTCTGGAGATCAGATGCTCCTGATGCAGGGGTAGTTCAACCACTAAAGGAAGATAAAATGAGCAAAAAATTTATTATAAATAAAAAGGAAGATAAAATGAACAAAAGATTTAATATAAAAGAATGGCAAGAAAAATATCTTACAGAGGCTGCTAACGGCTGGGATAAGATGCCAAATAATGGAGATGACACTACGGGATCATATAGAGCTAAAATGATGCAAATAGATCCATCAAAGCTTTTAAAGAAATTACAAAACGTTCCTCAATATAAAAAGTCAGGTGTATTTAAAGACCCTGAAGTAATAAAATTTGTAACAAAAGAATGGGGCAAAGGAGGTTCAATAAGAAATGAGTATTTCATACAGTGGATGATGGCAGCGCCAGAATTAAATATCAAAAAACAATGGCCTCAATACTTAGCTTCATTAGATTATGGTACAGGTATTTCTATGTATGACGCAATCCTTAAATACACAAAACCTGCAGATGTATTAAAAAACTACAAACAAGAGGCTGGGAAAGAAGGTGTTGAGCTTATTCCAGATATAAACTATAAGTAGGGAAAACAAGTTGGTAAGTATTACAGACATATTAAGAGGAGAATAAAAGTGTCTAAAAGTTTTAACATAAAAGAATGGCAAAATAAATACCTTAATGAGGCTGCTAGTAGTAGTGATTGGAAAAAGGCTATAAAGCTTTTGCAAAATGATCTGAAAAGTGGAACTGGTGAAGCTATGCTTGCGTTTACATTTAAAGACGATATGCAAGATGAATACGGAGATGATGTATTTGTACTCCAAGGTTACAAATCAGGCAAAGTGGAGGCGTTTAGTAAAGGTGGTGCAAAATACCACTTTAAAGAAAAAGAATTAGTAAAAAACTTGAATGGAGTAGCAGTTGAGGACGGAAATTCTAAGACACTATTTAAAAAGGGAGATATAAAATGAACAAACCAAATTTAAAATCAATGATAAATGAAGCATTTGAAGGTGTAACTCCTTACGCCGCTACAAAATCAAGAGGGATGCAAAAACCACTTTCAGAAGAGGATCTTAAAAAATTGGGAATAATTCCAGATAAAGATACTATAAACGAGGAGTATGTTGAATCAATGGGCCCAGATTTTGATAACGGTTTAGACTTAATTTTTGATGCTTGGAATACTTGGAAGCGAGGCCCATTAACAGACTCATCAATGATTAAGCCTGCTGCAAAAGAAGTAACAGACTATATTGTAAGTCAATTAAAAAAGAAATTAAAGTAAAAGTGAAAGCCTCAATAAAAAAAATAATTAAAGAGGAGCTAAAATCAATAATTTTAGAAAAAGCTAAGGTGTCTGTAAAATTTAGAAAAACAATGGAGACACTTTATGACATTGAACTTGAACAACAGCAATTAAGAAAGAAATTTGTATCAGAAAAAAACCCAACAAAAAAAGAGGCAATGAAAAAAGAACTTATTGCACTTCATAAAAGGGCAAAAAATGCACAACTTGACTTTAATAAAGCTTTGGCCAATGAACCTGTAACAGGATTACAAGAAGGAAGTAATATGAAAAAGACTAAAAAAATTAATTTATATGAGCACTATCTTGGAGATCTACCTTCATCTAAGCTTATGAAAATGAAATGGAATCCAATTACAGAAGAAGCTCCAAAACCTGAAGGCGAATCTGAATATGCTTATGATGAATATACAAAAGGTCTAGGCCCAGAAGGTGATGAAGAAACAGTAAATGAAGCTGCTACAAAATGGACTTGGGATGAACTCAATAGTACATTTACTGGATTGGGAATGAACTCTAGAAAAATTTCTGATATTAGAAAAGCATTAAAAAACGCAACAGGAAAATAGACATGAAAAA